GTTCTTGGGCAGTGGAACCAGTGGTTTAGCATCAAAATTGTTAAATAGAAACTTTATCGGAGTGGAAAGGGAAAAAGAATACTTTGATATATGTGAGGAAAGATTATCTGTTTCCCGTGAAACATTAGTTAAGTTCTTTAAGGAAACCAAAGACACACAGACAAAGTTGGACTTATGAGATACTCAAAAGGTATAATGTGGTTGGATGATTGTAGAATCCCGTTTGAGGATACACAGAACCCCGCCACTAATCCAAAATACAGATTAGAGGGAAACTATAAGATGCCTGAAAAAGGACAGATTAGTGAAGGTTCTATTACCAAGTTCCAAAGTTCATTAAATGAGATTGATGTTAGGGGTAGATTCACCCCAAACTTATTGGTATGTGATGATATGTTAAATGATGGAGTTATAACAAAACAAAGTAAAAGAACCTATAAACCAACAGAACATACTGGTTCTTTATTTGGTAATAGTCCCCAAGCACACGGAGTAGGAATTGGTGATAGTGGTTCATCATCAAGGTATTATGATTTGGATAAATGGTTTGATAAGATTATAGATGAAATACGCTAAAGGGATTTGTTGGTTAGATGATACAAGGATTCCATTTACTGAAGATGGTGGTTGGGGAAAAAGACATAACCAAGAATACCCCGAGTGGAAGGGTGCTAAAAACTTTACACACGGAGAACAACATTTAGAACAAAATGATAAAGGTAGATTCACCCCAAACCTACTGGTATGTGATGATATGTTAAATGATGGTGTTATAACAAAACAAAGTAAAAGAACCTATAAACCCACAGAACATACTGGTTCTTTATTTGGTAATAGTCCCCAAGCACACGGAATAGGAATTGGTGATAGTGGTTCATCATCAAGATACTACGACTTAGATAAATGGTTTGATAAAGTTATAGATGAAATACTCTAAAGGAATAATGTGGTTGGATGATTGTAGAATACCATTTGTTGATGATAATGAAATATGGACGGCAAAAAGGAGTGAAACAAATAATCCATTTCATTTAACAATAAATAAAGATGGTGTAGATTATGGAAATGATAAAGGTAGATTTACCCCCAACCTACTGGTATGTGATGATATGTTAAATGATGGTGTTATAACAAAAAGTGGTTTTAATCCAAAAGCAAACATTAAACAATATAGAGGTGGTAATTTTGGTGGTGGTAAAACAAATGATAATGGAATTGATTATGGTGATAAAGGTTCATCAAGTAGATACTACGACCTTGATAAATGGTTTGATAAGATTATAGACAACTTATGAAGATACAAACAACAATAGTATTTGAAGAATTACTAAAGTCAGATGAACTTGGTAAAAGGATTGTGGTATCTGTTGGTGGGAGCAGAAGTGGAAAGACGTTTAACATACTAATCTATTGGGTGTATAAATTACTCCAAGAAGAAAACAAAACATTATCCATTGTTCGTAAAACCTTACCATCATTAAAGAATTCAGTTCTTAAAGATTTAATCCAAGTATTAGAAATGTTTGAGATGTATGAACCATCCAAATTACACAAACAAGAGGGTTATTATGAGTTAGGTTCAAACATAATCAACTGGATGAGTGTTGATGAACCACAAAAGATTAGAGGGGTTAAAAGGGATTATCTTTATTGTAACGAATCCAATGAATTACAGATTGAAGATTGGAACCAGTTAATCTTTAGAACAGCAGATAAAATCATTTGTGATTTAAACCCATCAGAATTATCATCTTGGGTGTATGATTTACAAGAAAGGGATGATTGTTATTACTTTAAAACAACTTGGCGTGATAACCCTTTCGTTGATGAAAACATTATCAAGGAACTGGAATCACTTAAAGATAAGGACGAAAACCTTTACAGAATCTACAATTTGGGGGAGCGAGGACTTGCCACAACACTTGTATTTAACAAATGGAATCAAATAGATTACATACCACCACACGCAAAATTACTTGGATATGGTGCCGACTTCGGGTATAACGACCCAACAACTTTAATCGCCGTATTCCAAAATGGTGATGAACTTTATTACAAGGAACTTATTTGTTCCAAAGGTTTAACAATACAAGATTTTATTTATAAGTTAGAACAATTAAACTTAGAAAAGACGGATACAATATGGTATGATAGTTCCCAACCATCTGCTATTGAAGAAATCAAAAGAGCAAGGTTCAACGCAAAACCCGTGAATAAAAAAACAATATTACACGGAATAGATTTAATGAAAAGATATAAGAATTATATTACAACAGATAGTAAAAACGTATTATATGAATTCCAATCTTATAAATGGAAAACTGATAAGAACGGAATTTTATTAGATGTTCCAGAAGACAAAGACAATCATACCATAGATAGCATAAGGTATGTATTAGAAAGCACAATATCAAATAAACCAAAGAAATTTACAATAGTATGATAATACAATTAAACGACAGAGATATTCAATTAGAGCCATACCTAACCATAGGGAAATACCAAAAACTTATTAAAGAATTGGAATTACTTAAACAAGACCCAATAAAAGTATTATCACTATATTTAGATGTTCCAATAAATGAACTAAGGGATTTACCAAAACAACAAGTAGATTTTATTGAAAAGATTATTTCATCAAAGTTATTAGAAGAACCAACAAAAGAATTAACTTATACATTTGAATATCAAGGAATATCTTATGGATTAGAAAATGATTGGAAAAAACTGGCTTGGGGTGCTTGGCAGGACTTTGAAATATTATCATCAGAGAATATTACAGACAACATACATCACTTAATGGCGATACTTTACAGACCGACAACACAGATTAAAGGAACAAAATATAACATTGTTCCATACAAATCAGCGGAGATTGGGGAAAGAGCGGAACTATTCAAGGAATTACCAATTCAATATTGGTTTGGCGTGTCGGGTTTTTTTTTGCTTCTCGTAAAATTATACACCATAGATATAAACAATTCTTTGAAGTGGATGAACAAGATGAACCAGTTGATGATGAAGGGATGGACGATGTTGCCGAATTGGGTCCAGCGCAGATTACCGCTCGCTTCTATTTTAGTTTATCATTATCCCTTGTTAAAGAAGACATAACAAAATTGGAACAAATAGAACAAATGCCAGTATATTTAATATTGAATACCGCATCACTTATTAAAGATAGGAACATAGCGGAACAGAACGAATTAAAGAAACTAAAAAACAACAAATTATAATGAACGAATATATTACATTTCATAAGATATTGGATTACATAGAATCTTGGCAGCAGTCATCACCAATTATGAATTCTTTTGGTTATGGAAACCTTATTGACTTTGGTAGAACCATCAGTGGTGATACACAGAATAATGTTGTTAGATACCCATTTGTATTTGTAGTTCCACAAGGAATATCTTATGATGTGGGAACAACAACATATCAACTTAGTATCATTTTTGCGGATATTCTTAACACAGATTATTCCAATGAAAAAGATTGTGTTAGTGATATGTCCCTTCAATCCAAAAGGTTCATATCGTCAATCCTTAGGGGGTTAAATGGTGAAAACCCATATATGTATAACAATATGGATATTGAAATGCCAGTTCAAGCCATACCCTTTTTTGAAAGATTCTCAGACCACGTAGCGGGTGTGGCATTAAACACCAACATAGTTGTATTTGAAGACATTAATGATTGTAATTACTATGATGAAACAATACCAACAACATCTGTATATTCACAAGTATTAGATTTTATATCACCAACACAATATAATTCAATAGTTTATAGATGTGATGGAGCACCAGTTGAATATTGTTATAGTAGTGATAATCAGTATAATATAACCGATTTGGTTGCGTTATTTAATACACCACCACCAGACCCATTACCAGGCGGTTGTGGAGACCCTACTTATTGTTATTGTTGGACTACTTATGGAACTTACTATGATAATGGCGATGGTAGGATTAGATGTGAAATGCCGACATCACTATACAATACCTTATGTCCAAGTGGAATATTAACATTAGATGTAATTTACGATTAAGATTATGGATGAAACAGAATTACAAGATTTAATTTCCCTTCTATTAAAGAACGAAATTCAAAATCAACTTAAACTTATTAAACCATCAAGGGGTTTTAATGGGGAAAGAAAACCAGTATCACACAAATATCCAACAGCACTTGGAAATAAAGTGGATACGGGTGATTTGTATAACTCCACCAATGTTTATTTTGAGATTGAAGGTAATGGTAATCAAGTAATTGTTGTAGATTTTGCACCATATTCATATTGGTATTATGTTAATAATGGTAGAAGACCCGGTAAATACCCACCCTTATCAACAATGTTAAGTTGGGTTCAATCCAAACCTGCTCTAACATCACCAGATTTATCAATTAAACAAAGAGCATTTCTTGCAGGTAGGTCAATAGCCAAATACGGAATATTCCAAACATCCTTTATTCAAAAAGGATTTAAAGAAGCCGAACAAAAAATAGAATATTACTTGGGGGAATACGCTAAAGAATATTTAACAAATTAT